TTTAGGATGACCAGTTTCTCATTAATGGCGATGACTTGCTCGCCCGTATAACGGTAGAACAATTCAACCGTTGGAAGGAACTAGGTCCATTGATGGGTTTAACCCCATCTCTAGGGAAGAATTACCTCTCTGAGAACTTTGGCCTCATAAATAGCCAGATGTATCTGAGTCAGGAAGAGAGAGTGGTGGTTAGCGGGAAGTTATCCCTCATCGCTCGAGAAGGGAAGCCCTTAGCAGAATGTTATTCCTATGCCAAGGTGCTTTATCCATCAACCGGATTGGAATCCCTTTTCAAGACTTTGAATGTTCCCCTCCTTCGCCGTACTCCTCGTTCTTTGAGGGTTCCGGTGCGTTGGGGTGGTCTTTCGTCTCGCTTTGAAAGTGGGTTCAACCAATCCCTTGCCAAAAAAGTCTATCTGTTCTACCTCTTGAGGAAGACAGTAAACAATAAGGTAAGGGTTCCGGGGACTTCTATCCTCTTTGTACCCCTTCCTGTCTTCGTTTCAAACGAAAAGCAGAGGAGGATGTGCGAGGGAGAGAAGTACTCGAGAATTGGTCGAGCGTGCTATCAGTGGCGGTTCTTGGACCCACCAAATCTTGAAAAGGATGTGTTTACTGATCTAACACATGGGGACCTCGAACATTTTCTTCGTTCGTGTCCTGTTGATCTCAATCCTATCTTGGATTCCCGTGTCCACATTAGTCACTTCCCGCCATTGGACCGAGTGTCCTATGACTGGAGGCCAATACCGGAGAAAAATTGGTTGTCATTTAAGGCCAATCTTTTCTCCAGCTTGGTGACCCGCCTCTGTATGATCGCAGAGGGCAAAGATGTGGACGTTTTCGACTTTGATCCGGAAACCACTTTCGAATACCCAGTTTTCGAGGGACCACTTGATGAGACGGCTCCTGATCTCCCCCCCATGGGAAGGCCAGGAGATATCTTGTCTCTGGATTCCGTCACAGAGCTCATCAACCAGATGAGTGATGTGCATTTGAATCCCAAGCGGGCCCGTTTTACGGGGTCGGAACTTTCTGTATTTGAAGAAGATCGGAAAGACCGTCTCCCTAAGAAAGCTTCGAAAGGTGGTTTCATGCCAGAAAAAGTCCGAACAGAAGATCCATCCATTCCTCGATGTCTACCCCTCCCGGGGGTCGAAAATCAGGTCTATGGGTGGTCTCCTCCTTGTTTTGGACTGGTCGTGGCATCGGATCATTTTTTCCAGGAACCTTCTTCCCAACTAGTCCGTCATGGACTCGGTGATGTTTCCATATTCCACCAGAAGAAATCAGAACGGACCGTTTACGACTGGTCTGTTCTTGATTCAATGTGGAGTGTGGACCCGAGTTCCGACGATCAGAGTTGGGAGGCTGTATTCCAGGAAGCGATGATGTCTCCCTTGGGTTTTGAGGACGGTGAGGATGGTTTGGAAGAAGAGGGTGGTCAGTCGGTATCGACTGCTGTTGTTGGGGGAAAGGTTTGACCTTCCTTCCCCCATTGTTGTTGTTATTGGTCCTTTGGCACCTTTCGGTGCGGTGTGGTTGGGATCTCTAGAGATAGAGGGTGCGCGATTGTGACTTCGGTACTTTGCCACTCCTCTTGATCGGGACCAACCACTAATGTCCTTGCAGATGAGGACGATTTTACACCATTGATGGTCTTGGTGGAGCACGGGAAACTTTGTGGAATGGTAGGTGATTGGTGTTATTCACCTTCTATAACTTGGTAGCGCTTTGTTTTGGTCTAGCGAACCATTAATATCTCGTTATAGTGACATATCGTGTCAACCTCACAAAGAAAACAGAAGACTCCATCCATTCCTCAGTGGTGGTTTCAATCAAAATCTGATTGTCTGCAGCGCCCGTAGGTTCCCTGGCCGACTAAAGAGCCAAAAACCTACGGTTTGTAAAGGATAGACGTGTGAAGTAGAGTTTGATCTCTCTGTCATGGATAGATTGGGTACCTATGTTAGGGTCACCTTCTACCAGTCATTCATGTTAAAGATAGCTGGAAAATGTTCTTTTCCTCGTTCCTGGGGGAGGGAACTGCTCCTCTTACATTTACTTCACGCCTTTACAAATGTGTCATTTGAGACTGATCCGTCTCGGGATGCCCACGTCTGGC